TAAATGGCCATACCAGAAATCACGGATCAAGGGACCGGATATAAAGAAATCGCACATGGCTGACCTCAGCCCAGGTGAAAGCGTGGAGCTGCAGTCCAAGTACGCCGATGACATATGGGAATACAAGATGAAGAAGAAGTTAGGAAGGGACCTATATGAGGACTTGGAATACCCTTTCCTGAATCCGGAGAACGACGCCTTCATATCCACCGCACCGCGCACAGGATTGGGTCGGTACCAGCTGCGTCATTTCGTTGATCCAGAGAATGTTGGACCCGTCGACAAATATCAGGTATATGATTGGTGGGATGATATTCTTAACAGGATGCGAAAAAAACCCAAGTTCAAGTACGTCAAGGACGCAAAGGGAAAAATAGTTTTAAAGGAAGTAAAATGAAATACGATTACATGAGAGAAGTAGTGCCACCACTAGACGGCTACGCCGCTGGTGGAATAGGAAAGCTTATCATCAGGAAAGCCCCACAGGTTATAAACAAGCTTCGTGAATGGGCACCGCAGATTACGGGACAGGTTGCAAAACCCAAGAAACTGAAATACCCGTGGGCCGTGTTCGACAAGCATGGAAACCCTATAAAAGATTTCAGGCTCAAGAAGGAAGCGGACGCGTGGTGGAAAAAAGCCTCGGAAGAGTCTCCCACTGACCGATATGCGAAAGTAGGAAAGATTGACCCTAAAACAGTCAAGCCTCCTAAGCCGAAGAAAACGGACGCACCGGCGATGTTCTTCCGTTCGCGTGAAGAGATCATAGAAGGACCCCCAGTGATGAGTGGGCAGCAGTGGAAGGATTTTATGGCGAAGCGTGGAATACGCGACGCGGAAATGATGGACACTTCACTTGGACCGTGGCTTAATCAAAATTTAAAAAACCAGGTTTCAAAGAACGACCTCGTCGCAAAGTTCGACAGCATTGTTCCTGATTTCAACGTCAGTGTCCTAGGGGAGGACTTCAACGCGGGAATGTCCCTTGCGAAAGGAATTCAAAGCATTGACTCAACGGTCTTTTCGCCGGAGGCGGGAAAGATCATACGTTTCTTGCAGGCGCAGACACAGAACATCAGCGATGACAAGACCGCTAAAAAAGTTCTGACAAGATTGGATGACATTTTTGATAACGCCTACGGAATCAAGAACGTGACGACGGAAGGAATTCCGGCGAACAACGTTTCCGTTCCGTACGAAATCAAGCAGGTCATGACGGATGTCCTCAGCGCGTCAAGAAGACGTGGTGTGGGAATGGAAGGTTCAGCCTTCATTGACCGTCCTAAGCACGGAACTTCACAGGTTCTAGGAAGCACCAGTGGAAAGAATTACCGTGAATTTCTCTTCAACTGGAAGCCAAAGGGACCACGTGTTAACGAACCGAAATACAAATACCAGCATTCCTTCGGGGCAGCCCAACATGAGAATGCTTTTATGCATGCACGTGTAAGTGACCGCATAGATGAATACGGAAATAAATTACTGTTCGTAGAGGAGTTTCAGTCCGACATGCACCAGCCAATTTCAGCCGCCATGAGAGCAGCGGAAAAGGCAGGAAAGAAAATTCCAAAGGGAGGGCGTTACGCCCCAAGATTGGATGTGGATGTGCCTGTTGACAGCAAGGCGAACCTTGAGCAGATGGCAAACATACAGCGGCAGATTGACCGTCTGTTAGAGACTAATCCTAATTCACCAAAACTGGCGAAGCTCTATGAGCAAAAGGACATGATAAGAAACATTGAGCAGCCTAAGATCGCGAAGGGCGATCACAGCGGAATTCCTGAAGGTCCGTTTAAGAATTCACAGGATTACATGGAATTCGCAATTAAGTATTTGCTTCGCGTGGCAAAAGATGGTAATTATGATGGCGTGGCTTTTTCGACACCGACGATTAAGAACCTAGGAAAAACTCTTGGAGACAAGGATTACAAAGGGAACATAATCGCCTACGGTGACATACTGAAGAACGCCATTCGCAAGGCCAAGGCCAAAAGTGGGGCGGACTTGGTTGAAACGAGCATCGGCGCGAAAGTTGATCGACAAACTAGCCGGTATGGATCAGAAGATCTGGTAAAATATTTTAGTGCGCCAGCTCTGATGCTGAAAGGAAATAAAAAGGCGCTGGAGAAAATAGCAAAGGGACTTCCGGCGTACAAGGAAGGTGGTTTGACAAAAACCGTTCCACCGGAAAAAGGACCTTTACCGTACGGCATTTTGAATGATGTCGTGCCACCACTATAGGGGAGATAGATGGCAAAGAAGAATCCAAATAATAATATTGATAAGGCTTTACAGGCATTGCAAGGCGCGCTGGACATTGAAGAAGTGGGCGCCGAAATTCAACTGCCGGAGCAAGTCGTAGATTTTGAATCAGACGTAGAATTAACGGAAACACCGGACGGTGGGGCAGAGGTCAATTTTGATCCAAACGCACCCGTCGACCAATCACAAATTCCATTCGATGCAAACCTGGCGGAATACATCGATGAAAGCAAATCCCGCAAGTTCGCTTTAGATCTTGTAGGAGCATTCGAGGCGGACAAGGAGTCAAGGAAAGACTGGGAAGATACCTATGTTAAAGGACTTGACATGCTGGGCTTCAAGTATGAAGACCGCACCCAACCCTTCGAAGGTGCATCAGGGGTCGTACATCCCTTATTGGCTGAATCTGTTACACAGTTTCAAGCCCAAGCTTATAAGGAACTTCTCCCCCCAAGCGGCCCCGTACGCACCCAAATCGTAGGCGCAATCACACCTGAAGTGCAGGATCAGGCGGAACGCGTAAAGGACTACATGAACTACCAAATTACAACGGTGATGAAGGAATACGATCCGGAAATGGATCAGCTGTTATTTTATCTGCCATTGTCAGGTTCGGCGTTCAAGAAAGTTTATTTCTGTCCAATCATGAAACGGGCAGTGGCGAAGTTTATCACCGGCGAGGATTGTGTTGTCAATTACATGTCAACGGATCTGGAAACGGCAGAAAGAATTACGCATGTCGTGCGCATGACGAATAATGACGTACGAAAACTGCAGGTGCAGGGATTTTATCTGGATGTTGAATTGCCAAGCGGCGATGTTAATGTTTCAGAAGTACAGGAAAAAGTTAATGAGCTCGAGGGAGTTCAAAAGGAATACGCCAACGATGATGACGAACATGAAATTTTAGAGATGCATGTGAACGCTGACGTTCCAGGATTCGAGGATCCAAAGGGAATCAAGCTTCCATACATTGTTACCATTGACAAGTACTCTTCCACTATTTTATCCATTCGAAGAAACTGGAAAAAGGAAGACGCTTTCTATCACAAGATTCAATATTTTGTACACTTTAAGTTCCTCCCAGGACTGGGGTTTTACGGCTTTGGTCTAATACATATGCTTGGTGGATTGTCAAGAACTGCAACAAGTGTTTTGCGGCAGTTAATTGATGCAGGTACTCTTGCCAATCTTCCAGCAGGTTTCAAGGCACGTGGCATGCGTATACGCGACCATGACGAGCCATTGCAGCCAGGGGAATTCAGGGACGTTGATGTAACAGGAAATTCCATCAGGGAATCATTGTTGCCATTACCATTCAAGGAACCTTCACAAACATTATTTGCATTATTAGGTTTTGCTGTTGACGCAGGAAAATCTTTTGCGGCGATAGCCGATATGAAAATGGGAGAAGGAAACGAACAGAACCCCGTTGGAACTACTTTGGCGTTGCTCGAAAGAGGAACCAAAGTCATGAGTGCCATTCATAAAAGACTGCACTACGGACAGCGTGAGGAGTTTTCACTTCTTGCAAAAGTATTCCAATTATACTTACCACCGGAATATCCATATCAAGTGGTTGGTGGTGATCGTATGATTAAGCAACAGGATTTTGATGATCGTGTTGATATTCTTCCCATTTCGGATCCAAACATTTTTTCAATGGCGCAACGAATTACATTGGCGCAGCAGCAATTGCAGTTGGCGTCATCCAATCCCCAAATGCACAATTTGCGTGAAGCGTACAGAAGAATGTACATGGCGATGGGTGTGGATAACGTGGATGCAATTTTAAAGCCAGATCCTGATTTACCGGCACCAACTGGTCCGGCAACAGAAAATGGAATGGCCATGAAAGGACAGGCTCCAAAGGCATTTCCAATGCAGGATCACCAGGCGCACATTCAAGGACACTCCGAGTTTATGTTTACAAGAATGGTTCAGATTAACCCGCAGTTATTTGCAATGCTACAGGCGCATATTTCAGAGCACATTGCACTGATGGCCGGTGAGCAAATGAATGAAAAATATAAAGAGCAGGCGCAACAGATGCAGCAACAGATGCAACAGGCGCAGAATAATCCACAAATGATGCAGCAGTTGCAACAGAAAAATGATCAACTGACAAATCAGATTGCGGCGGAACAGGCGCAAATTGAAGCGCAATTAACTGGACAATTAGCGAAAGATGAAGAAGCACGAATGAGCCAGGAACCTAAGGATCCATTGGTTAAATTAAAGCAACAAGAAATTGACTTGAAAGCAATGGAAACACAAGCTAGACTAGCGAAGGATATTGCGATGGATTCTGAAAAGATGGATCTGGAACGTGATAAACTGGAAGCGGACACAGGTCTGGAATTAATGAAAGTTGCAGCAGATGCCGATAAACAAGCTAACGCGGATGCAACCCAGATGCTAAAAGAAAATATGATTTCAGCGCGTGAGGCGATGAAAGACCAAACAGCCGAGAGGATAGCGAAGAACAATGCGAGATCGAAAGCAAATGGAAAAAAGTCTAGTTAAGATTGCAGACACGATGCATAAAGTTGAGCAGATAGCACGCTCTCAAATCAAGACGCATGAGGATTATATGCTAGTGTGTTCGGGATTGATGGCTGTGACTCGAAATATGTATTTGGAGGCATTGGGGCCTCAGGATACAGTGCACATGTTCCAAGCTGTTGCCGATAGTGTTATCGCGACAGAGGAAATGTTGCAGCAATTTAAAACTGAAGAAAAGCCAACTCTACACTAATGCCCTTTCAATCCGAAAAACAGAGAAAATGGATGTGGATGAATAAGCCACAAATGGCGCAGAAGTGGACAGATGAGCATGGAAGTAAACCTGTTAATAAAAACAAAGGAGGAAAAATGCCAAATGTAGGTGGTAAAAAATTTTCCTACACTTCAGCTGGCGTTCAACAAGCTCAGAAACATGCAAAAGAGACTGGGCAGAAAGTGAACATGACTGGCTACAAGAAGGGTGGAAAAACAAAGAAAATGAATGCTGGAGGATTATTTAAAGCTGACGGTTTTCATACGGAACCTTGGGTAAATAAGGATGGTTATCCAAGTGGGGGCATCCCCGTTAAACATAATAAATAGGAGGACCAAATGAACTTATTGAAAGATCTTTGGGCACACCTAAAAGAATGGAATGATTGGAAAATGAAGGACTGGATAAAGGCCGGAATTGTAGTAGTCATTGTTCTGGTAGTGCTTAAAGTTATAATTGTACCAGGTGCATAGTGGTTACTTATAAACCATCATCACAAGAGATACTGGATCGTAAGTCGTACGGCCATGGCAGCCGTGCGCGCTTCGATCCACAATGGGCTATGTCCCGTCCTACGGATTGGTATACCCAGAGTTATGATACTGGAAAAAGTAAAATAAGAAATATTGATTTAATAAAAGATACATTAGTCAGACAGCCCGCAGTTACGACAGATCAAAATGAATCCCGTAACATGTATCAAATGCTCATGAACCAAATCAAAGGTGGTGGCGGAGCACAACTTCTTGATACAAGTGGATTACCAGCAGGGGCAAGAAGAACTGGAAGAACATTATTTACAGACCCAGCAAAATCACAGGGTTTTTTTGGTGACGTTGGATCACTATTTACAGGAAAAAATAAAGCAGCGGTAAGGGCTCCTGTGCATAATGTTTTTGGCAATTTTGGACAGCAGGGAAAAGATTGGTATAAGAAAGAATTTCCAGGAGCGTCCGCGTTTTCTGGCATTATGAGTGCGGCAGAAAACTTTATGCCTGGCGTTAGTTGGGCTAAAAGACTTCTTCCTAAAAAGAAAAGAAAAGTTATTCCACGCGATCCTAGATTTTTACCAGAAAATAATAGAGGACCACTTTGGGAATTACTTGAGGAAGTGGATCAATCACCAGGAACAGCTTGGTACGGACCTTACAACGAGGATTGGGAAAAATTACAATCTTATCTAAGAGGGGACATAGAAAGAGATGAAGATATTGAGAGAATATTTTTTGATACTCAACCTCCTATAATTGAAGAAACAGATGAAATGGATGAATTTATGTCCGGCAATATTGGGATTTTAAATCCTTTACAGCCTAATGATATTTTTGAAGAATCAGAAACTATTGATATTACAGATGGAGCAGAAGAAGAAATTATAACTGAGACTGTGGAAAAGAATCCATGGATTATGAGAATATTTGGAAATGATGTTAAAGGACTTAGAGGATATCTTTGGGACCTAGGAATTATCAATCCTAATTCTGACATGTATCAAAAAACAGATCAATTGGAACAACCCGAATAATGAACCGTTATCCAGGAAACCACATGGACAGCGGAATAGTCACACTTCCGCGTGAACTGAAAACGCGTCCAGGCGCACCGCAGACGCACCTAGCTTACATAACAGGTGACGAAGCACAGATGCTTCAGGAGCACAAACCAGGAACACCACACAAGGGACCACACGACATTCCCAACTATGATTCATGGGACTGGGAAGGAGGAAGCATTGCTGAAGGTGGTGGATGGGCAAGTGGCAGTGGATCATCAAGTGAACAACAGGATTATGGAAGTGGACCAGATTTAGGTGGTGCAGGAAGCACTACAGATTTTGGTGGTGGTAATACTAATAATAACTACATTCCTCCTGAAGAATATTATACTGACCCTATACCAGAAGATATAATTTATGATGATAAAATAGCGGACTACAGTTTTAGCACTCCGGATGTAAGATCCAGTATATATGATAGATCTAAATTTAGAAAGGAAACTGGTTCAGAAATTGTAACAAACGCTGAAAACTTAGCAAGGATGGCTTACGAACTTACTAATGACCCTAAGTATCTTAATCAACCAATTTTCGTCCCGGAAGGAATGAGTGGGTGGCAAAATGATGAATTGTATCAGTCTCTTTTAAATAAATACAAGCAAGCCATAGCTACAGGAGACAGAGAAATTTTTTTTGAAGCTTTAGAAGATTTGCAAGATATAACCACTGGAAATCCTAACACACAATATTTTGATGATGTATCAGGCACAGGTTGGGACGACTGGTGGAGACGACCTACAATAACTAGCGGAGGCGGCGGTGGCGGAGGCGGTTACGGCTGGGGCGGCTGGGGTAGCTCAAATTTGAATTATGGTAACCGTAGTGGTTATGGAAAATACGCGAACTGGGCGAATAGACCTTTTATGGAGCAAAGTTTTGATTCACCAATGCCTCAATATTACGCGTCTCTTAAAAACCCAGGGCAGCCACGAAATCAACAAATGTTTAAGAATATGATGGCAAATATGTATAATAGTGGTATAAGGAGTTTAGTATAATGGGAATAATAGGTACTTTATTTGGTGGTGGCGGAGGTGGAGCCATAAAGGCTGTCACCAAGGTGATTGACGAAATTCACACGAGTGATGAGGAACGCCTAAACGCACGCAACACCATAATGAAAATTGAAGCCGAACTTAAGAAACGGCAGATGGACATCAACCTGGCGGACGCGCAGTCAAAAGCTGGCGGCGTTTCAGGAATGATACAACGGATTTGGAGACCATTGATTGGATTCTCCTGTGCATTGGCAATTTTTTGGGAGTACGTCCTGAAACAGTTTCTGATGTTCTTTTTGGCGACATTCAAGGTGGAGACAATGCCCCTTCCTGAACTGGACATGGGAACGTTGATGCCGCTTGTCATGGCTCTTTTGGGCATGGGTGCGTTGCGTACCTATGAGAAACAAAAAGGGATTAATGTTGACAAAGGGAAAGCTTTGAAGTAAACACCCTTAAGGAGAAAAAAAATGGTTGGAAAAATACACGCTAGACGAGAAAGTCGTGCAACACCTGGAAAGAAATTTGGAACCACTACCTATAAAAAAGGTGGAGTGACAAAAAAAGCTAAGGGTGGAAAGATCAAGAAAATGCAAGCCGGTGGGCCAATGAAACAAGGCTATAATGCAAGACTTGATGAGTCATTGGGAGCGAGACATCCAGGAGCGAGA